TGGATCCTGATGACCCGAACGGTTGCAAAGGTGCAACGTTCTCATCGCTGGCTATTATGGCAACCTCCAATCAGAGGCGACCGTATAAAAGTCAGGTTATCAGAGACGCCACTGCGTACTATCGCCGCTTCAACTACCTGGTTGAAGTTAGGCGAAAGGACGGGAAGACGATTCCCTTGACAAAGGCAGGCGACGACGCGTGGACCACGGACAGATCGGTGTTCGACGAGTGGGACGACAAGCTGGAGGCGAAGCGTTACACGTTGTTCAGTGGTGGTGTGCTGCAAGCAGATGCAGCGCCGTTGCCAGAGGCAACGACGTTTGCGCAACCGTGGATGTCTATTCGAGCTATGTTCGAAGACGTCCGCAAGGAGTTCATTGATACGTTGGCAAAAGAGGTGTCCGTTATATCGAACATGAAGATCGACACTAGAGGCCACATCAGACCGCGTGCCACGAATGACATCAGTGGCTTGCGATCGTCGTTAACTGCGTTGGGGCTCCCACCAACTTTGATCGCTAGATCAACAATCGTGGAGGAAGTTGCCGACGCTATCGAAGGAGAGCCTGCAACTATTCAAAGTGGCTCTGCACATACAGATGTAGGGTTGCACTTCGACGGATTGCGATATGACATCTCCGAAAGACGCGGCACCTGGTCGTGGGCTGACGAGATTGTCCGAGAGCTCGCGACGGCGAGTGGCGACCATGCGTTGACGATGGAGCAAGTTGATCGAATCGCTGTTGCCACAGAGTTGTATAGAGGTGACTTGAAGGCACAAGGAATCATCTGTCGCCGTGGGTATTGCTGGTGTTCGGCACTGGCAGGCGGACACGTTCGCGACGTTATGCGCTGTGAACCGGCCTACATGGGCAGATATCAGAGGCTCAGAGCAAGAGCTAAGTACTACTACCATCGAGGAGCACCCGCAGTTGATGCGGAAGACACCATAGACGTGAAGGAATTGTTGACGCAGTTCACTCCAAAGCACCCTGCTGTTGCAGCGTTGATCGTGGGTGGAGTTGCATTGGCGGCTGTCGCGTTGGCGTTGGGCATCAAGCTCATTAGATCGTTCTCTCCGACAGGAAAGGCACATTCAGATGATGAAGTGTCGTACGACCAAGTGGCTGCGAATCACAACTCCCGCAAGCGCAGACAGAACACGCGTGCGGACAAGCGAGCGTGGGGCGAAGCCGTGAACCCGGACTCTGGCAGATGTCATTCAGATGACACCGACGAGCCTGGGTCTTCGAGTCAACTTCACGTTGAGCCCATCGCGGTCGACGATCCTCTCGACGAGCACGTCCGTAAGGCGTTGGTCGAGATTTCGGTTCGTGAGTGTAACCTGAGTGGTGAGTTCACGTCGAATAGGCGCACCCGTGGAACCGGATTCATTATCCGGGGCAGAACGGTGCTCACCAACTCGCACACGTTGAAGGAGAACGACGAAGGCTTGTATCGCCTATCGGTGAAAGTCTTCGAACCGTTTAGAAGAGATGGAGAATGTGAGACGTTGGACTTCACGATTGGAGAAAGCGACGTGTATCGTTCGGACACTCATGATGTGTGCCTGTTCAACCTGCCTATGAGTGTGTACCAGAAGAAAGACCTGGTTGGATTCCTAACGTCCCAAGCTGGAGCGGAGCTCAAAGCGGGCAGTGCAGCCGAAGTTCACAGGTTCGACGGCCTCGTCACGCGTGGGTCCTATGGGATCAATGAGTTTGACAAGACTAACCTGCATTACGACGGTGGAGTTGTTGTCTTGTATAGATCAAACTCCCTGGCAGGCTACGGCTTCGAACTGGGTGAAGGCATGTGCGGATCCCCTTTGCTTTACGGCAAGGGTCCGCAGCGACGCATTCTCGGCATCTACGCAGGTGCCGTAAAGGACGTTTCGTATTTCGTCCATGTGTCCATGCATGCCATTACCGATGCCCTGTTGGCGATGGCTCCCAGTGTTGCTATGGATTGCAACCCCGAGGATGCATACGACTTTAATATCCCACAGGCAGACTTCCCTCAAGGCGACTTCATGGAGCTGGGTTGCATGCCTAAGGCGGAGTTTGGCAAGGACACCAAGATCACACCATCTGTCATGCGTGACACGGTTTTGCCGGGTACAACGCGATTGCCGGCCATAGTGTCGAACAAGGACAAACGATGGACCGAGTACGCGAAAAAGCATGCTCTGTCGGTGCATTCCCTGCCCGTGAGGCTGAGTGTTGAGAAGTACGCGAAGGTCCCCAGAATCTATGTGTCGAGACCGCTGTTGCGCCTCATATCTAGAGACTACTACGAGCACACGTTCCCAAACATTGCCGTAGACGGTCATCCGGCGTCCACGTTGCTGACGGTCAGCGATGTGATGAATGGAGTCATTTTGACTGGCCGCGAAGGACCCCTTGAGATTCGAG